AGAAAGCCGAAGATACCAGCAAAAGTCTCGCTCGCCGATGCTGTGATTGTTTTCAAGATGGAGTTGATTGTCGCCGCATTCGACCCCGCCGATCCCGCTGCTTCAGCAGCCGCTCGCGCGGCTGCGCCCGCCGTGACCGCAGCTGTTTTCGCAGCCTCCCCAGCTTGCGTTGCTGCGGTCTGTGCAGCAATGCCAGCCAGCCAATCGGCGGCCATTTTCACTTTGGCCTGGGCGAATGACTGAATAATCTGCAACAGGACATTCCGCGCCGCGTCGCGAAGCTTCATATGCCCCGTAATCATGCTCATGATTGAAGACGAAACACTCAAACCTATCTGTTCGAAGGTGTGCCTATAGTCACTGTTGATTTGCTGGGTAACACTACGCTCGATTTCACGCATCCGAAGCGCAGACTGACTAGCAAGTTCCTCGATCTGGCGCTGCGAGGCGGCATAAGCTACAGTCCCTTGTTGATAAGTGCTTTGCAGAAATTGAAGGTGCTGACGCTCAATGTCTTCACGCTGTGTCTCAAGCGAGAGAAGACTTGAAAGCTCTTCTTGGCGCGAGATCTGCGCCGTCTGTGCTTGCTCCTTGATAAGCGAACTCTGATCTTTTACGCCATTCAAGGCAATATCATATCGCGCTTGCTCATTTTGTCGTGCGATCGCTAGTTCATTGTCGCTTGATGTCTGCGCCGTTGAAATCCTCCGCGTCACATCACTAGTATAGGCTTGTGACAGCGAAGCGAAGGAGGCGTTAATCTGGGCGGCACCGCTGCGTAAGGTGCTGATCGTCGTTTCGACCGCACTCGTCGCCTGCTGCATACCCCTTTGCAAGTCTGAAACGTCGGCGCTAAATGTAATGGAGACGTCGTCCGCCATATCCTTGCTTTCAATAGGATCTGAGCCGAAGTTAGGCTTGCAGATCTAGGAGTTGATCAGGGTTTTGCTTGGGATCAGCTTCTGCGATCTCTTGATTTCTTCGTTCTAGCAGACATCAGATTTGCCGAGTTTCCCGGCCAGCGAGCCCTGGTCTCCTGCTCGCTTGCGCTACAGATCTCACCCGTTCTCTCCGAGGCGCACAAAGCCATTAGGGAAGCGAGTTATAAGACCACCTATTCCACTTGGATCGGTTTTGCTGTTCGTAATCGGCTGCTCTGGCTTTTGCTCGATGCGATACACGCAGTTCAAGATTTCATTAACCGGAGGAGAATTGCGCCAGTACGCGAATAAACCAAATACGTCGTGTAGTGTCATTTCATCGATCTCTGCGGGCGTGTAGCCACAACTCGTCATAAGTCTCGCATAGATAAAACTGAAATCAATGCGGGCGGACCCTTTGCACGGACCTCGCCCGCTTACACTTCCCCCAGTCCGGCATCTCCACGCGCCGGTGTTTCAACAAAACCACCAAGACGCAAAACCGTCGCCATGGCGGCGCCAATTTCTGGCGCTGTCGCCTCGATGTCACCGAGCGAGCTGGTCGCTTCGGCGTGATCACGACCCAGTGCAATTGCGACAATAGCCATTGCGGCCGCAACATTGCCTTTTGTCTCGGCGGCGCTCGACATTAGGATGGGTTCGATTTCTTGAACTTGACGCAACGTTAAAGGCCGCACCAGCCATTCACGCACACCGAGCCTGATGGTCACTGGTTGCAACCGCATGTTAAGAAGCCTCCGCGAACGACCAAGTCATCACGTTGCCGGACGCGTCGGCAAAGCAGGAGAAGTCAAACTCGGGAATGATGAAATCTTCAAGCTTGGTATCGAACGTCAGCTTGTTCGCCGTACAGTTGTTGAGCTGCAAAGAGATCGCCTGGCCCTGGAATGTAGTATAGAATTTGGCCTTAAAAGTCGGAGTCGTGCCTAACAATTGGTTGGCGATGGCAATTTTCTGGCCCGCGCTGGTGATGCCGTAGGTGTAGCTAATAAGCACCTTTACACCGGCCACATTGTCGGCCGATGAAAACGTATAGACACCTGTAGACGTATTGACCGAATACTGGCCTGCCACCGGAGACGATGGGACGAGTGTTAGTGGTAACCCAGTCGTGGCATTGATGACGCCAGCATCATCCATATAGGTCGCAGCATTGGCGACCGTGATCGTAAACGGCGTCGTCGGAATAGCCGTTGGGCCTTCCGCGAATGAGGTAGCGATCTGGCCAGCTACCGGTGTCACTCCGTAATAAAGATTACCGAAGGCGATGCCAGAGATCCTGGCGACCTTGGCCTTCCCCGTCGTCTTGATTGTGCCGCGGGCAATTGCGACAGGGCGCTGGAACTGGCCAGTAAGTTCCTTGACCGTCGCGGTTTCTTCAATCGTCACTTCCTGTACCAGGCCGAAATTAACCGGCGTGGCATTTGCTATGTCCGTGCGCGATCCGATCAATACGCCCGAGCCGAAACTATACATGGCTGACTCCTTTCCTTCGACCTATGCCGAGAACCTTCTGCTATGGCCAGGGCAACACAAACTTTAAGCTTCGAGAGCAACTTTCATGCACCCAGTGCCAGGAGCCTTCCTGAAATGATCCAAGATAATTCTTGCCGATCCAGTGTTACCTGACGATTAGGCTACCAGGGACGAACATCACGCTAGCAGGAAGAAACCAGTTGGAGGGCACGATGCCCATATAGAGCAAGTCCTGATTGGTGGATGGGTGGATGCCGTCGCCTCCGTGGAAGGCGCGGACTTCATGCTCTTGGTCGATCCCACTGGTGCTTGTGCGTAGTATCCACATCGCTAACATTGTCTGATTATAGATCATGCTCTGCTTCCTGTTCCTCCGCCAATTAGATGGCTGTTATGCTGCGGATTTTTGCGAGCTAATTTCCATGGGCTCCGAGCGCGACTTTGGACTATGTCATCATATGACGTGATGAAACCTTTAAAAAATCGGACTTGCTGTTGAGCGACAGCCAAAATACGATGCAGAGATCGCAACCGCGTATCAAACATACAGCTCTTCAATTACGGCATGATAAGTTTGATTGGCACAATCAAGAGCGTGTCACCGTCGATATCACCCGGGTCCTTCAAAGCTTTTCCATCAATCCGGCAATTGTAGACCATCCCGCCCAGAGTGTTTCGTCCAACGAGAAGGTCGCTCCCTGAAAGTGCGAAGGCCGTATCGAAGGCGTCCATTACGTTATTGAGCAATGCTGCACCCACGATGCTTGGATCCTTTGCACTGAGATAGACGAACAATCTCACTTCGATGACGCGCTTCGGAATAGCGCTCTCACTCCACGAATATGTTTCCTGCCCTCCCTCGAAAAGAAAACAGGCGGGCCTGTTTGCCGCGGGCACATCACTCCATAGTTTGAGCCGCCTCGCCGGACCAAGCTTCCACGGATAAGCGTTGGCGACGATATTCATGAGTGCCCCAATGGCACTCTCGCGTGGTGTCACCGCCATCCGGCTCCCCAAATGCTAAACTGGTTGACAGCACTTAATCGCTTCTCGTACACGGCCTGAATGGAATGCACGTAGCTACTGTCACCCCTGCCCTAAAGCTTCAAGAATGGCTTCTTTGAAGCCTGACTCTATTTCGTCGTGCATCTCCGCAAGTGAACTTCCAAGATAAGAGCGCGCCGGAATTGTTGATCCTGGATGGTGGACGCTTCTTGCGAAAACCTGGTCTTCCCCCGTGCTAAAGGCCAAGGCCTTGGCCTTCACAGCGACGATATCGTGGGCCGCCGTCTTCCCGCCGAATTCCTGGATTGCCGCATATGGCACGCCGGTGCTGGAAATGGAGACGGACGTATCTTCTCCATTATCCTCGATGGAAGAGATGATAGAGGCCGCAAGAACGCCGGAGTGGACCTGTAAGACCTCGCCGAAAAGCTTTTGTTGAATTCGAGCCTCAAGCGCAGTGCGAAGGTTGTCTGCTTGACCTAACAGTGCATCCTGCACTGCCTGGACGTCGAATTCGACATCGATCATGGGGTGACCACGCGGCGATAGGGTGCCAAGGCACTCACAACATAATCTGGGATGTCCTTGACGATGAATGCCATAGTCTCCTGTCCACCTAGCGACTTCGAATGTTGACCTATGCGCGAACGATAAGCATAGCGCTCGGCCGCCCAATCCATACAGCAGGATGCAAGATCGGCAGGCACGTAGCCATAGGTGAGGAGCACCGCCGAGCCCGCATCCCCTTGAGCAAAATTGTAAATGCCATTTACGACCGTGTATTGCCCGGCGGCAGGATTCCCCGTGACCGCAGCTAGCGAAAGACCATCCGAATAAACGACACCGACATCGCTCGCCCAGTCACCATAAGGGGCTTGCGCCGAGATGCTATACGGAGTTGTCGAGGGAATGACCACGCTTTCATTCGTAATTTGATAGCCGGCGCTATAGGAGATCGTGATGTTCTGAAGACCGCGTGTGAAAAGAAAGCGGCGCAGCGACAACCTCTGCATGGCTCCGAGCGGTGCCACATTGGAGGGATCTATAACATAACCCATCTGAGCGCTCGCCCCAGCGACAAGCGGCGGCGAAGGAGGAATGGCGACACCATCTACAATACAGGATGAAACTCCAATGACCGGCCAATGCCTGAGCATGATCGAAACGTCATTGCCCCCATCACGAATCTCGGTATAGGCCGACGGCAAAATCGCAGGCCTGTCGATAACATTGAGGATTGCTCGGCTGATCTGGGTGATTAGCCCTGCCAGAAGAACATCGTCGTCGGTTCCAGCAACATCCAGCCAATTCTTGAGCTCGGCCAGGGTGACAAGATCGAAGGGAGATGCCATTTTTGTCTGATCCCTTTATCATGTACTGACTTCACACGGTGATCTCATCTTTGGGAAACCGCATTCGGTCTCCGTCAAAGTCAGGCTCAACTGGATAGCACTGCTAGAACTATGACTACTTGGAATCACTCAGCCGCCAAGCGAATGGCGTGCGGCAGCGCGTAATTCTTCATTGGTAACGGGCAAGGACACCGAAACCCCCTTTGTCTTGAGGAAAGAGAATAGCTATCGACGGTTCAAAACTGATATGTCTTCAATCCCGATGTCCGAGATGGTAATACTATTGCTGGCATCCTCATGCCCATCCGGTGGCATTGATGCTTCCGCCACAACAAGCCTCGCGCGAATGTCTTCGGTACTGATTGCCTCAATCGTCTTCATCGTCATGTTCATCGCCTGGGTGACGAGTTGGTCACGTGTCATTGGCGCGAGGTTAGGCGTTTCCTGCCCGTCTTCCCAGGGTATGAAACCATGAGAGATAAGCACATTCCGCGCCTCGTCCTCGACCTCAACTGATCCCTCCTCGGCTATCTCGATGGCTCGGGCAGCATGTGATACCGCGTGGCAGCCTTCGGGAACCCGTAGTTTCATTTCAATGATCCTTGTTCAGATATAGCAATCAGATGGCATGTTCCGGCAAACCAGTAACGAGTTTGCCGAAGATGCTTGCTAGAGAAATAATGCGATTGAGTGCCGCCCACGTCACTATCTCTGGAGGCTTTCAAATGCGGCTTTAAGCTGATTACCTGGAAATAGGATCAGCCATTGCCTATATTCATGATCAATGCCAATGATGGCGGAAAATAGCACTGCAGGACTTCGTCGGCGTACACCCCATATTCGTATCGGCGGCTACGAAGCGGCCACTCAATCTGGTAATAATCCTGCCGTGTCCGGATTTGATTGACATTGCCAACCCCGGCAAGCGGATAGGGCAATACCTTCGTCGTCATGAGGATGGTACCTGCGGGCATATTCGGATGGACCCTAATGTCAATGACGCTGCCGCCCTGCATTGAGAACCGGTTCAGATAGGTGCGCACCATAATGCCGCCACCAACTACATCCTGCGAAGATTCGAAAACGAAGCGCTGCGCGGCCGTCTGCGAGCCAGACAGGATCTTCCTTGAAATATTCAAGGCTTCCTGGGAATTCACCCACATCGTGTAGGGAGAAAGCCGGTAATTGTCCCACATATATTTTAGTACGGTATCGATCTCGATAATGCCGCCTGCACTGTCCGAAGTCAGCGGCGTGCCAATTCCGGGTGTACCGGAAGCCATCCTATAAACGTAAGACCCAGAGCCCGGGATGTTTACCTGAGAGATGAGGCCATCGAACGCGAGCGCATTCGTGGAGTTGTCATTGATCCCGAGCGAAGAGGCCGTCTGCGTACCACTGGCAGTCGCGGTAATGACCACTGAATTGATCGTCGTAATCGCACCAAGGACCTCAGCGCCCGCCGCTCCCCAGAACCATGCATAGCCCAATGCACCTGAGACTGGTGTGACACTCGCATTGATGGAGCCGGTCACGCCGGTTGTAGCGATAGGTTGGCTTGTGCTCTTGCCCGCTACGCCGCCGCCGAAGGTATCAAACGTTCCATCGGCATTTGTGCGGGTAATTTGCCCTTGAATACCGCCCGCTATGCTTCCATTCATAAGGCCGTCGAGCGTCATCGCGGCGCAAATCACCGACCAGGTCTGAGCGGCAAGGGTGCCACCCGTGGCCGAAGCGCTCAGCGTCGGCGTCGGCGTTGTACCAAGCGGCGTCGACGTGCAGCCGCCGAGGATCATGGCCTCTTCGCCAAGCATCAAGGCCTCGAGACCTGTTTTGGCGCCAATCGCACGAATATCATCAAATCCCTGACCGGCATATTGCGCTTCGAAATCGACACTCGTCTCGATGCCAATGCCCTTATAGGTCGCGGTATAGTTTTGCGTGTTGACAGCCATGACACCGCCGCGATTTGCAGACGACACGCCGAAACGCAAGCCACTGGTATTGATTGCGGTAATCGCTCGCCACGCCGCCTGGATACCACCTTTTCCGGAAACGCGAGGGATCGAGTTGCGTAACGGCGTTAGCACCGGATAAAGGAATTTGGCACCAAGCTCCAGATCGTAGAAGGTAAGCCCGGAAGTAGCACTCGTGCTTTCCGAGTAGGTGCTCTTTTCAAGCCCCATAAGGTCCTTGAATCGGGGGTCGCCGAGCGGCTTCTGCTGCGCGGTTTTAATACTGTCCAGAACGTCCTGAACACTGGTCTGCGTCGTCATATCTTACTCCTAGCCGCAGTGAAATTCGAAGAGATTTTTGTGGCAAACATTATTTAGTGAGAGGGTCTTGTCACGATACGCGCCGCTCCGCATCGAGATAGGCAGATTTCAAGGATCGCGCGCCCTCGCTGAAGGCACTCGTCAAAAATTGTGCCCAGAGGCACTCGGGTTTAGTAACTGGGAAAGACGCTTAGCGTAGCGGCGAATGGCCGTTTCGCTGTGCCAATTTGATGGCGAGAACTGACAAAACATCTGGATTGGAAAGCAACTTCTCGACGTTGTCGTGAGATTCATCACCGCAATCTTCGACTTTCGAGAAGGCGCGCGGTTGGCCTAAAAGTGGCAAAGGCAGGGGCTGCTCCTCGATGTTCTTCACGCGCCGCAATACGTCGGCAAGCGTTTCGGCAAGCATATCAAAGCGTTTTTCCAAGCCTCCTTGCGCTATTTTCTGTGTTCCGCAGGCAGCTCCAAGTTCGATAGAAGTGTCGTGCATGTGCTGGATCCTGGCTTGATCTGTTTCGTTGTTCCGGGCGCCGATTTTCAGAAGATTCGTGGTTTTGAGAGAGGCGGTCTTTAGAGGCGC